ATCGGCGACGGCGCGCGTGACGTCGGTGCGGTCGGCGATGATTCGAAAGCGCGGCTGCATGGCTTACGACCACAGGCGCACGACAGGCAGCTGCGGCGCATCGGCCAGCACGGGCATGCGCACGGGCGTGCCTTGCGGCAAGCGCAGCATGTCGCGCGCACTCAGGCGCGCCAGCGCCCGGTTGTGCTGCAGCACCAGCGGCAGCACGTCCAGTCGCCCGTAGTGCCGCCACACAAGGTAGTCGATCATGTCCCCCTCGCGGGCCATGACCACGATGTCGTCTTGCGTCAGCATCAGGCAGTCTCCTGCTCGGCGGGCATCAGGCCTTGCAAGGCGCGCTCGGCGCTGTCCAGCACCTCTTGCAGCTCGGCGGCCTGCGGGTGGCGCTCGGCTTCGCGGCGGGCGCGCTCGATGTCGTCGCGCAGCGCCGCGATCTGCGCGGCCATCACGTCATACGACGACAGCGGCGCGGCGCTGGCGCGCGCCACGCGCGTGAGCAGCGCATCGATGGCCGGCAGCGTCACGCCTGCCTCGCGCAGTCGGCTGACTGCGCCGTTGAGCGCGGTGCGCAACGGCTGCATCACGTCGCGCACGGCGTCCTGCAGCACGGATGCGCGCTGTATGACGCTGCCGCCCATCGACCCTGCAACTCGTCGCACCACATCGCCGACCACGGTATTGAGCGCGTCCAGCGGGTCGGTCGCCACCTCATCGATGATCGGCAGCAGCACGGCAAACGGGCTCCAGCCGCCGCTGATATCGGTGACGATGTTGTCTTCGCCGTACGACTTGAGCTTGAGTTCGAACGCAATTCGGCGCGGCTGGCCATCGTCCATCAGCACGCTGCGGGTGTCGCCGACCTCGACGATGGCCCATGCGCCCCACACGCGCCCGAGACCATCGACGAGCTGCAGCGGCTCGCCCTTGTCAGCGAGCTCGCGCATCTGCTCGACCTGCGCGAGTCCGCCATCGAAACTGGGGTAGAGCGTGCCGGACAGCGTGACTTCGATGGGATCGCGCCCGGTGTACTGCAGCGCCGGCTCGCGCCCGATGCGCGCTTGCTCTGGCCAGCGCCACGACTGGCGCATCGCCAGACTTTGATACGTCGCCTGCCCCACTTCAAAGCGAAAGGGGCCCAGCGCCATCATCACTCGCTCGGCCATGCGATTTCCTCTTAGTCGTGCAGCGCCGCGCGGCTGCCGCGCAGCGCGTCGTGGATGAGGCGGCGCAGACGCTGTTCGACGTCGGACGCCATCGACTGCGCATCGCTGCCCGCTGGGGCGTAGATGGTGATCTGCGGCGCAAAGTGGATCGAGGGCGTAGCAGATGGGTTGCCAGCGATCCGGTCTGTCGGCGCGATCAAGCCCATCGGGGGCCGATCCGGCGATGGCGGGCGCAGGCCAGTTGATGACGCCCCTGGTGCGGTCAGTGCGAATGGCACCGCCTGCAGCGATTGCGCCAGCCGCCCGACCTCGTCCACCGCCTGCGGCCCCGCTGCCGCCACCCCTTGCGCCAGCCCGAGCGACAGCGCACTGCCCAGGGTGGCAAACACCCGCGACGGGCTGCGGATGCCGAGCATCGCCTTGAAGCGGTCACGCAAACTGGCAGCGACTTCACCCACGGCCGCCACGGCCTGCTCTGCGGCATTGCGCACGCCTTGGGCGAGGCCTTGCAGCAAGCTGCTCCCCAGACTCATGAACTGCCCGGGCAGGCTGCCGAGCGCACTCAGCATCGACCCCAGAACCGACTGCAACGCCTGCAGTGGGTTGGGCGAACTCAGCACAGCGGTCAGTTGCTGCCAGGCCGACTGCGCACCACTGACCACGCTGCCCCACAGGCCGCCGAAGAAGCCCGAGAGCGGTTGCCAGGCAGCTTGCAGTGCAGCCAAGGGCGAGAACGACACCAGCCACCGAAAGCCCTCCATCACCCAGCCCACCAAGGTGCCCACGGCGCGGATCGGGAACGTCAACGCCGTAAACGCCGCGCTCAATACGCTGCCGATCACCGTCCCCAGGGACTGCCCGGATGCGGACAGGCTGTCGAACTCATCCTTGGTGAGGGTGACCGGGGCCAGCAGATCACCGACCCAGCCGACCAGTCCGCTGATCGCATCGGCGATGAATCCGAACACCGACGCGACCGCCTGACCGATGGGTGCGAGCGGGGCCAGCGCCGTGGAGAGGCTGCTGATCGCTGGCTGCACGGCTGACCGGATGCCTTCGAACACGCCACCCACATAGGCAGCAATGGGGTCCCAGTATTTGCGGATCACCAGCGCCAGACCCGCGACCGCCGCGCCAATCCCGGCAACGATCCAGGTGATCGGGTTGGCGAGCAAGGCGGCGGTGGTCGCGCCGATGGCGGGCAGCATCGACCAGAAGGCCAGCGCCGCTGATTTGATTGGCGTGATGAGCCCCAGCGCACCGACCTTGAGCCGGCCCCAGGCCAGCGCCAGCAGGCCCGAGCTGGCCGCTGCGCCCTGGGCTTGCACCTGCAGCAGCGCCAGCCCCGCGCGCACCGATGCGATGGCCGTGTTGGCCGCCAGAAACGGCCCCTTGACGAACGTCCAGGCGTAGCCGAGCGCGATGCTCGCAACCTTGAACCCCACGACGGCAGCCGTCGCGCCCACCACCACTTGAGTGACGACGGGGAACCGCTCGGCCAGCTGCGCCAAGGCCCCGATGGGGGCCATCAGCGCGCCCAAGAGGCTGTTCAAGGGCGGCAGCAGCGCGTTGCCGATGGTGATGCCAAGGCGGGATATCTGGTTTTTGAGCAGCTGCAGGTTGTTGGCCGTGGTGGCCGCGCGCGCCTCGTACTCACGCTGCATCGAGCCGGCATAGGCGGTCTCGTCGGCCACCAGGCCGATAGCCTGCCGGTAGGTGTCCAGCGAGCCGACCAGCTTGGCGATGTCGTCGGAGTACTCCGCGCCAAACAGAGCGGAGAGCGTGCCCATGACATCCGGCGCGCCCTTGACGGCCTCCAGAAAGTTGATGAGCGTGCCTTGCGCGTCCCGTGCGATGTCCTTCTTCAGCTCTTTCGCGCTCAGGCCCAGCTGCGCCAAGGCCTGCTGGAATTTCTCGCTTTGTTTGTCGGCGGTGGCGAGCTTGAGCAGCAGCGCATTGATGCCGGTGGCCGCGACTTCGGGCGGTGTTTTGAGCGCCAGGAAGGTCGCGCCTAGGGCATTGAGTTGCGCGCCGGACAGGCCGAAGAGCTTCGCCGTCGAACCTGCCCGGTTGGCGATGTTCAGAAGATCGGATGCCTTGGCATCCATGTTGTTGGACAGGTGGTTGATGGCATCCCCCAACTTCACCACCTCGTCCTGGGTCAATCCGAAGATCGAGCGCAGGCCGGTCATCGCGGCTCCGGCCTGCTCACCGGTTAGGTCAAATGCCACCCCCATCTTGGCGGCGTCCTCGGCAAAGCGCAGCAACTCCTCGCGGGCGATGCCGGCCTGACCGGCGGCAGCGACGATTGCGCCGATGCCGTCGGCCGCCATCGGTATCCGGGTGGACAGCTCCAGGACGTCTTTCGACATCTGCGCAAACTGCTGCGGCGTGTCGAAGTCCACCACCTTCTTGACGTCGGCCATCACCGACTCGAACTGAACCGCCGGCTTTACCAGGCCATAGAGCGCGCCGCCCAAGGCGACCGCATCCATCATCTGGGCGCGATAGGCGCTGCGCTGCTGCAGATTGCTGGCCTGGGCTTGTTGGGCGCGGGTGAGCGCCTCGGTGCGCTCGCGCAGCTTCTCAAGTTGGCTGCCGAGACGCGCGCTTTCTGCGCCAAGCTTTGCCGTGGCAACGCCGGACTTTTGCAATTCGGCCGTCTGCCGCGCAAGAGACGCCTTGACGGCGTCCAGCGCAGACTTCGCCTTGCCGGCCTTGGCGATGAGCGCGTCAAGCTGGGCCTGGTAGCGCGCGTCCGCCTTGGCCTGCTGCGCGGCCAGCGACTCGCGCGCCTTGGCCAGCGCCGCCTCTGCCCGGGCGCGCGCTCTCTCGGATAGGGCCGGATCGGCAACACGCGCCTCCGCGGCCGCCACCCGTGCCCGCGCCCTATCCAGGGCGGGCGTTGACCACTGCCCGGAGGCCTTGGCCTGCTGCAGCTGCCTGATCTTGTCCTGCGCCTCTTGCCAGGCCTTGCCAGCCTCAATCGCCTGCTGCCGCAAAGACTCCAGCTGCTTGATGCCGGCCTGCTTGTTGCCCAGCTCGGCCATCGTCGAGCCCAGCCGGTTGAGCTGGTCTTGCGCGCTGCGCACCGCGGAGCCGAGCGATGTGGCAAGGGCTGCGCCGATGGTGATGGTGACGGGATGCGATGCGGCCATGGTGATTCAACGCGGGACGGCGAGCAGTTGCCGCGCAATCGACAATGCCTCGACCAGCTCGCTCACCTCCATGGCGAGCAGCTCGGATCGAGGCCAGTGGGTGTAGAGGGCGAGCTCCACCACGAGGGCGGCAAGCTCGCCCGGATTCACTGCAAAAAACCGCCCAGCACCTTCTGCAACTGGGCGTAGTCCTTCATGTCGAGCTTGAGGATGGCGTCAGTCGGCAACTCGGCCAGGTTGGCGATGAGCCGGATTTCGCGCTCGGCGTCGGTACCAGCCGCCTTCTGCGCGGCC